ACCCAAAAACCATTTTGTGAAAAACCATCCATCATTCCGCGACGGACACTGCCATAAACCTTGTACCAACGTTGCGCTTCATCAATGGTTAGACCATTTTCAAGTGCAATAATGTCCGCAAGTTCTGATTCAATATTTTCAACTGCAACCATACGCTCTGTAGCATTACGAGCATTCATATAATCTCTAGCAAGTTCATTTTTAGTTTCGATATATCTCATATCGCGTAATGGTTTTACAGAATTAAGTGCATACTTAATTTCTTTATATGAATCTGCTACAGGGCCACCGTCAATACGAACAATTCCACGTGGTAACTTGTTAAATGCTGCCTGGATAACTACAACTGGGCGAGTAAATGCAGACTTTTGGAATGTTTCTGTGTAGAAACTAAAATCGTGGTACAGGTCAGATGCTTTAGCACGTGCCTTTTCAACCGCTACACCAATATTTTTGTTAAATAGGTTAACATCGGCTGCTGATGTGAACTCGTTGATAACACGATAGTCACCAATACCCTCAGACATAGCACGTTCTAAGTTACTATCTCGTAATTTAAGGTCATCAAGAACTCTACTTAAGCGATCATACTCTTGAACCGTAGGGAGATGCTGTTCAATGTTGACGCCGGTACCCCACTCAATAGTGTTGTAGCGCTTTTGAATAGGATCTAAGATATCTTGAGAACGTTGAATCTCATCTGCAATAGATGCACGAGTAAGTGCGATCTTGTCTAATGAATTTGTATCACCAGCTGCTGCTGCAATAAAGTTTGCTACATCATCGTAAGTTTTAGCTTCACCAGTAAGACCTGCCATTAAAAACGGGTTAGAGGTATTTTTAATAAATATATCATCTGCTGCTTCTGCAGCATTTTTACCAAGCAATCGTTGAGCAACAACACCCATTGGGGTTTCTCTACCAATAACACCTTGAGATTTGACGTACATACCGTGAATATCAAGTTCTGAACGAAGACGAACAATATCTTCTGCTGATTCGATAGGACGAATCAATCCGGCTATACGAGCAACTTTAAGGCCCTTGCCTCCAATGACGAACGGATCTGCAAACCAGTTAAGGAGACCATCAATACCACCACTTGCAAGCTGTCCAAAGATGTTATCTACAAATGTTTTCTTACGATCTGATGGTGAAGCAATATTAAAATCAGGATTAAATAATTCTACTGTAGGTGCAAGGAAAGCCTGTGCTGGACTAACTTGTTTTGCAAGTTTCCAATTGCTTACAAGATTAAGGCCTTCGCCAGCAGTAACATCAGCACTAGTAAGAAGTCCCGCGCTAATAGGTTGAGATACTTTTGGATATGCCCATTGATAGAACTGATCTACTTCTTTTAGACCAAGATTAAGTGCAGTATCTAAACGAATTACTTCTGCTGGCTTAGTGGCAATGTTAACAGCCTTACTAGCCATATTATTAGAAATGCTACCAATGATACGCTTAGGTTCATTTGCAATGCCTGGAACGCTTACGCCAGGAGCTAGTTGACTTGCTTGCTTTTGAGCAAGACCACCAGCAAGAGAAATACCAGCCTGTGGAATAGCACCAACTGCGTTGCCAACTGCATTGCTAAGTGCTTCTTTAATCATATCCCAATAGTTAGCCACGGTTATGCCTCCCGTGTTAGGTAATCTATAAAACCATCTCTATCAAAATCTGATTCCCAAGGAATTTGTGCAAGCGAAAGTATGATACCTGGGTGTTCATAACCTAGCGCATCAACAAACGCTGTAACATCTTTAACAAATTGCTTCACATATTCCCCTGTAATGCACGAACAAAAATTCTAAATGATTGTGGCGTATCTGGAGCTGATGCCATTGCATCAAGCGCAGGAAGATATTTTGCAATTATATCTGATTCGCCTTGTTGGCTCTGATTCATCATCAAAGCATCTGATCCTGGTCCCGCGCCATTGTCAATACCTGAAGTGATTGGACTGTCTGGTCGTTCAGTTGGTGCAAACAATTCTGTTCCTGTTGCCTGTGATGCTGCTTGACGTACATCTGAGCCACGAGCACCGCGTACATCAGCAGTCTTAGCAAGCGGAGCGCCAGACTGAATAGCCTGTGTCTCAACGCCTTCACCGTATGCTGTAGAACCCATTTGTAGATTATCGGTACGTGTAGAGAACTTACCTGGGCCTGCTGGTCCAGCCAGTGGATTCATCATACTCACTGTTTGTCCTCCTCTAATTTTTCTAAATCTGCTGACATATCTTCCCAAGCCTTATTGGTTTGAGTAAGATGATTTGATTGGTAAATTGCTAATTCCATTAGTTCACCTGTTAGTGTTTCAACAGATGATGCTATGTTGTGTAGGAAACCTACACCGATAACTACAAAGTCAAGAAAGCGCACTGGACGAGGAACGTAGTTGTCATCTTTCATCGCCCAGTACACCTCCCATTAAAAGTATTATCCCTTTTTGACTGCGTTTCCGCGTCGTCCTGCTGGCATCATTGATGGTACTACCTTGCCTGGTCCTGCTGGCTTGGAGGTATCCTTCTTGCCTTCGACGGCCTTTGACATTGGTGCTGCTGCACGTGATCCTTTGTTCATATTTACACCTCCTCTTATTATGCTGCGCCGGTGATACCAGCTAGTAGTTGGGCTATATCTGGACGTTGACCAGCAGCAGGGGCCTGACCACCTTGTTCTTGTGGAGGTTGCGCTGAGGCTGGGGCGGGGGCCGCACCTGCCGCTGGAAGTTGTTGTTCCATACCTGGTGCCATAAGTGGCATCTCTGGGGTTGGAGGTGGTTCTGGTGTAAATGCTTTTTCGATAACCGCTTCTAGCGATTGGCCCTTTTGCCGACCTTGGATAACAGATGCAATGCGGGTGATAATCTCACTAGGGTCTTGACCTTGCGCTGCGAGGGCAGGAATTGCCTGAGCATACTGTGCAACAGCAACACGCAAAGAATCGCGCATCTCTTCAATATCGACACGTTGTTCCTCCTGAGTTACATTCAAGTCCATTGGAATCTCACGACGTACATAGTCACGAGATACGAGCTTGTCTGAACGCATTTGTAGTAAAGCAATGATGGCACGGTTTGGGTCCATACCAGACATAATTCCGTAGCGTACATCTACGCCGTACTCACCCTTGATGTCACGAGATGGTGTGTACTTGAGAACGTAAGGTGTTCCGTCATCTGTTCCCTTGATGGTCTTTGGAATACCACCAAATACTTTCTCATCTGCTTCAAAGCAAACTGAGATTAGTTCTTGGAACATACGAGCAAACTGTGCTTGTGCTGACTTGATCTGTGTGTCAAAGCCAGCTTGGAGTGCTTGCACACCGCGACCAGTAACTACTGATGCGTCAATGTTACCTGAACGAGATTCAGGGTAGCGAGATCCTAAACGAAGTTCACGCTCTAGCACGCCGGACTCTGTAAAGATTCCAGGTGGTAGTTCTAGTGGAACACGACGGATACCTTGTGGGTTAGCAGAACGCATAATTGCGTCCGGTCCAAGTGCCAACTCTTGCACATCTTGTGGAATAGCAATAGGTGCTTGGATAGATTTTTCTGCTGCTTGGATCTGCAATACTGCAAAGCGTGCACGAGCTAACTGAACTGATAGAACATCATCGAACTGTCCACGTGCTTCACCATCTAGGGATGAGCGCATAATGACAGATGCCATTGCCTTACCTAGAATGTTTGGTGTGCGTGCTAAGACTAGGTTCTTACGCTCTGGTAAGTAGAGCAAGTCTTGTTCTTTGTCGTGGTACTTGACCATTGAGATATAAGGAGAAGAAAGAGCGTACTGGTTCTTACCTAGAATCAAATCGTAATACTCTGGGTATTGCGCCGCTAATGTCTCTGCATCGGTAACAATGACCTGGGTAACAGATAATACGCGACCATAACGATCTAATTCTGGATAGGTACCAAATGGATTGAGCATACGGATACGAGGGTTGTTGTCCTCAAAGTCCATCTCAACCATACCGATACCAAGACCGTAGGTGTTATACCAGTCTGCTGCTGTGTACATCTGCAGTTGTAGGTCAGAGTTTGTTACATAAAAGTTTGCAATACGAGTTCTAGTATCTGCAGCCTTGCGTGCTGTATCTGAAACCATATTGGTTGCTGAACAGTTAAAGGATGGCAGTGGTGCCATTGCTTCTGCTAGGTCACGTGCTGCGACGTCAATGAAGTTTGCAACCAGAGGCTTTGGATAATCCTCTGAAAACATTGAAGGGTATACCTTAGAGATATCTCCCTGACGCACCGAGAGCACATCGCGCATACGTTGATCTCGCGCTGATGAGCGAGTACGTAAGCGTGCAAGCTTAGCGTCTACTTCTTTGACTGATAACAATGGGGTTCCTTACTTATCGTAACGTTCTGGATTCTTCAGGTATTGAGCCTTCTGTGCAGGCGTCATTTTGGATGGAGAAATCTTGCTTGGCATCTGAACTACTTTCTTTTTAGCAGA